TCTACCTCTAAATTAGTAGTACCTGAGACAGGTGTTGCTAAAGCATATCTACCAATATCATCTCCAGCATTTCTGTTATATATAGCCAACTGAGCATTACTTAGAAATCCAGTAGGTCTAGCAAAAGTAGTCTTTTTAGTTGTTGCGTTATAAGTGTTAGCTGCTAGGGCAGACATTTCAGTATGTCTGTCTAAATGTATTGGATAATTTTCAACTCCAATTAACTTAGTATCAACCTGTTTCTTTACATCAAAAGATTCTAAAATTACATCACTACCATCAATAACAACTACGTAGTAAACATCATCTAAAATTACATGATGCAATAAGGTACCTGTTAATGACCATCTAAACCATGCAGACTGAACTCGTTTTTCACCATTGTTGTAAAATCTAAATCCCCATACTTCATTACGATCTAAAGCACCAAGTAATAACAAACTATTTTCTTTAGATGTTGTAGGTTTTGTTAAATCTATCGGTAATAATTTTGAAACTAATTTACTTTGTTCTAAGACAGTAGGTTCACCTTCTCTTTTTATATCTGCCATTTCAAATATTCTGGAGTTTTTTCCAGTACTATTTATAAAACCAGAAGTAACTCCCATTGAAAATGGAACTGTCTCAGGGTTGTAATTATATGAAGCTAAGTAATTAATTTTTGCTGTAGAAGGTGTTAACGCATCACTATCGGTAGTCAACATAAACTGTTGATTAGAACTAAAAATTAATAGTCCTGAATTAACTTCGATACCATCAAATAAGGTTGTTGGGAATGTTGAACTTGCCTGTAAATCAATAGGATCAGCAGTCGATTCTGACATAGCTGTAGTACTAAAGAAATTAAAAAAGTCATTAGTCTTAGAAAGTATTGCATTACCTTTACTAAGAGCACAAAGTCTATTTCTAAAGAACAGTAATTTTTCTATGTTACTCCCAATAAAACTAGGAACTGGGTTGGTATTATCATCTCCAACATCACGTTTAATCCAATCAATAGACTGACATAAAAATCTACCATTAGGATAAACATTTCCAGGCAGCTCTCTGACTAGCCTTACAGGCATTGTATCTTGGTCTATTTCTATTTCTAAATCTGGAGCTGGGCATTCTTCCCATACACCTTCACCAAAATAATTTTGATTACCTGTACCAGCATTTGCCTGTTTAAATTTTAAGAAATAATCATCATCATCATCACCACTATTGACAATCTTTACAACATAGTTATGTCTACAATTTGTTGGAAGTTCAGAAATAGCATTAGCTTCATTAGTAATAATTGTCATGAGCTGAGGCTCAGGAGTACTTACAGCAAATGGTGTACTTCTTGTAAGGTGTAGACAGTTACCTGTAATTGTTGCGGTAATACCTGTACCGGATACAGCATCTAAAGAGGTTTTCATTCCTCCTAATATTCCTGAGGCGGTAACAGCTTCATCTGCACTAGATGATGTTGCAGCTGGTCTAACTTTCGCAATGTTAGCTGAACATTTCATAGTGACATGAGAAGTTATTTCTATAGAACCTGTTCCACCTTTTTTAGTTGTATAGCTATGAGTGTTACCTGTTACCCAACCTTCACCACCAAATTGTAGTTTGGCAAAAGGTTGATATGAGTCGTTATATTGAGGACCACTTGAACTACCACCGATATTACTAGGATCAACTACAGGTGTACATCTAACATCTATTTCATATCTTAAATTAGAAGTATTAGAAGCAGTTGCATTTATAACCTCTCTACCCATAGCTTCACAAGATCCATCATTGGCTCCACCACTTTCAGAAAAATCTGCTTTTGCAGCAATAGATGTGGCTCTAGTTTCAGTTATCGAAGTTCCTGGATTTGAAGGATCATAAATATTTAAGGCATATTGTTTACCATAAGATATTGTTTTTAATTCAATAATTGCTTCATTAACTAAGGCTGGCGATTTATCAGAGGCTCCTGACTTCATTGCTGTAGTCTTAGTCCTATTAGTTAAGAAAGTATTTTCATTAATGGTGAGAGCTTGTATATCAGTATCTTTAGTCCAACCAGTTAAATAAGTAGCTGCATTAGTACCTGTCACTCCTGAGTAATCTATTGGTATGGATGCTCCATCCCTAGTTCTCCAAAGTTGAATTACTCCTGAGGTATTTACATTACCTATATATTGATTTTCACTATCTGTGTAAATATGAAACCAGCTTAAAGTTCCGGAATTAGGTTCAAGTTTTTCGACAAATTTACTGCCAGCTCTTTTAACGCAACCCAATGTCACATCCGGTATGGCATTCTTTAGGTCTTTAACTTGCCCTGATAGTTTTAATTCGTCTGGTTGTTCTGAAATACCTAAGACATAGTTAGGTACTAATTGGGTTACTGTTGACATTATCTCTGCAATGCTTTGAAAGGTTTATAGGTTGAATAATGTGTTTCATGAGGCATACCTAACATGTTGTAGTCACCCTGATTACATTCATATTCCATACATGCAGCCCTAGCCATTTGCTCTTGTGCAGCCAATAACTGAACTAATTGTGTATTAGTAATCATCTGAGTAGCAGCTCTGCCAGAAGCTTTATATGTTATGTATCTTTTGAACACTGATGGTAAATCGTCATACTTAAATAAATAGACAACATTAAAATGCAGCTCATCAGTACCCCATTTATAAGTATGATTTACTTTGTCATATAATTTTCCATCTCTTCTTACAGGGACTACTGTTTTATCCTCTGGATTTTCTGAATCCATTCTTAAAACATTAGTAGGAATCTTTATATGTTCTGTCGTTTGGTCGGGAGTAAACGGAACGTGATCTTCTCTGTTAAATGTCCATCCTTCATTCTGCACATCAGAATTACATTCTTTAAGTATTTGATAAATTAAAGCTATCTCTGGATTATCAAATGTATTGGCAACCTCAGTAGCTGTATTGGTTACGTTAGTTGTTATTGTGCCTAGTGTTGTTACTGGAGATTGACCGATAGCTCCCAGAATCGTATTTACTGCGGAGAGTTCTGTCTCGGTATCTATTGTTGTGGGAGTTTGTGTCATATTTATAAATAAAAAAAAGGGGTCCGAAGACCCCGTGAAAATATAAAAATTAGAATGCAGAAGGAGCAGTAGCACCAACGTACAATTCAACAGCAGCAGCTGGGTTTAAGTAGTCTGCACCCATAGCCATGCGACCTAAGATCACATCGCCTTGGTAGATTCGTGTAATCCATATCTTTCAATATGGCACGGACTATATCATCTTCCTATTAGGAAGTCGGACGCTATTCATGTATTACGTACTACGCTTAGTACACCATGTAGTCTCTGAACCTTCCCTTCAAGCGTGAAGGGCTTGGCTGCTGATTACCTTATCTTTCGACTTAGGCTTCCAGCAATTCATCCGATTATTCGATAATTATTACTAATTAAAGCTGCAATTTTACTTACAGAAACGTCTCCGTTTGTTACTTGTACCTGAGGGCCAATAGCCTCTACAACCCCTGCAGCCTCTTTCTGAAAAATCAGACCCGCAGATTTAGCACCTAGCTCAGCGTTGGTACCGTAGTCGTTATTTACCCCACCAGTAGCATTAGCATTTTCTGGTGTAGGTCCAATGAAATCACCAAGATTTCCAGGACTTGTTTCACCTGTTGTACCGCCGTACTTAACACCATACTTACCTAAGAATGGAATATTCATAGATTTGTAAATGTGTATTCCAGCGATCTCGATAACGCCACCACCGCCTTGTAAAGCGTCACCCTGTACGTCTCTATTAACTAATCCGTTAGAACCGATGTCCTGAATTAGTGCATAATATTGCAATTTGGACTATATCACCATCCTCTAAGGATGTCGGACGCTATTCATGTATTACGCACTACGTTCTTAGTGCTCCATGTAGTCTCTGAACCTTCCCTTCAAGCGTGAAGGGCTTGGCTGCTGATTAGGTATAAACCGTTCCAGCAATTCATCCGATTATTCGATCAAGATTACTCTTGAAAGCCGCCAATATGTTAACGGGGGTTTAGTACAGCACATCTACCATCAGTGCTAACTCCTTTTTCATCTAAAGCAGCAGCAGCATCATAGAATGCGTTTACTAGGTTTCCAGCGTTGAAAGCATCAGATTCGTTAGTTGTAGCACCAACTCTGATTTGTGTTCCACCAGGCTCTACAAAGTTTGTTGCAGATACTGGAGATGCAGATCTAGCTCCTCGTGTAATTGAACGGAAGATTAGTCTGTCATATTTTTCAGCAAGAGCATATCCAATCTTCTTAGATATTTCTCCTCTCAATTCATAATGTGCAAGTGTCTCATCTAAGTCATAAACAAAAGCTGAACTGATTAATAGATCGTCCATTACGATTGTTTTTTCTGCGACTGGAGGAGCCTTGTCAGCATTTCCAAGTATGGGGGTTCCAGGTGTGTGGAACGAACTTGTCATGCGTCCAGTGTAGATAAACTGCAATGATTTGCCGTTCTTTAAGGTTCTCTTAGTAACGAGATCTCTAGCGATAGTCTCGTGTTGGAAGCCTTTGAACATTTCTCCACTAAACAGCTTCAAGTACAAATTATACTTGTCATTGTAGCCAGTACCAGTCGCTAAATTTGAGCGACCTAAACTGACCTGATTAGCATTAGCCATTTTTTAGTTAAAAATTAAAGGTATATTTACTTGTCTTGTCGTACGAAAAGTTGCGAGTCTTATGCGACTCTTTTGTTATGTGGTCTATCCCACCGTCATGACGGCTGATGAGTATCCTCGTAAGGGTCAAAAGCCAAAGTGATAAGGGAGGACTTGCACCTCCCAGTCGGCTTACCGATTATCTTTTTGTGTATGTGATGCCACGATACTTAAGTTTCATTTCTCTTTTGAAATCTTTTTGCTCTTTTAATCGAGCTTGCAATTCTACTGGAGACATAATTAACCTCAGTACCTAAGCCCCGTTCCATGCTTAGGAGTCATGCGTCCCATAAGGGATGAACGGACGTGGCATTCTTTATCTGATAAATTATTCCAGTGCCGCATGACACCGGAACATATAAATAAATTAGTAATTAATGTTAAATATAAGCAAAAATTTTTAACCAATTTCTGGGGCGATTAATGAAACTTGTGTTGACTCAGCTGATGCTAGGTCAAGAGGGAAGTTGTGAGCGTTACGCTCATGCATTACTTCAAAACCAAGGTTAGCTCTGTTAAGAACGTCAGCCCATGTTGGGACAATCTTTCCATTAACGTCACTAATTGACTGGTTAAAGTTAAAACCATTAAGGTTGAATGCCATTGTGCATATACCCATTGAGGTTAGCCATATGCCCACGACTGGCCATACACCAAGAAAAAAGTGTAGAGCGCGAGAATTGTTAAAAGATGCATATTGAAAAATTAATCTACCGAAGTAGCCATGAGCTGCAACGATGTTATAAGTCTCTTCTTCCTGACCAAATTTATAACCATAATTCTGTGACTCCAAACCAGTCGTCTCGCGAATAAGCGAGGAAGTAACGAGACTTCCGTGCATAGCAGCGAAAAGAGATCCACCGAATACCCCAGCAACACCGAGCATGTGGAACGGATGCATAAGGATATTGTGTTCTGCTTGGAATACGAACATGAAGTTAAAAGTACCAGAAATACCAAGAGGCATACCATCACTGAAACTCCCTTGCCCGAAAGGGTAAACGAGAAAAACCGCTAGAGCTGCTGAGAGAGGAGCTGTGTATGCTACAAAGATCCAAGGTCTCATACCTAAGCGATATGAAAGTTCCCATTGTCTACCAGCGTATGCTGCTACTCCTATTAAGAAGTGGAAGACAACAAGTTGATATGGTCCACCGTTATATAGCCACTCGTCCAAAGTGCCGGCTTCCCAAATAGGGTAAAAGTGCAGTCCTATTGCATTGGAGCTAGGGACAACTGCTCCTGATATAATATTGTTTCCATAAAGTAAAGAACCGGAAACTGGTTCGCGTATGCCATCTATATCTACAGGCGGTGCTGCGATGAAGGCGAGTATGAAACATGTAGTTGCAGCTAGTAAGCAAGGGATCATTAGTACGCCAAACCATCCCACATAGAGACGATTATTTGTACTTGTAACCCACTCACAAAACTGCTGCCAATTATTACTAGCGTCTCTTGTAATTGAGATTGCTGCCATTTAAAAAATTCCTGGGATTATTTGTCCTGTTGATACGTATGCGCCTATAGCTGCTACGAAACCGAGCATTGCTGCCCAGCCATTAAATCTTTCTGCTTCGTGTGTCATTATTGGATTTGTATTTTTATGAAGTGGTTCGACTAGTTGTATAGGAACCACAATTTGTTCAATTGTTTCGTTGTTCATGGTTTGTATTCTGGTCCTACACCAGCTTGAACGCATTTGCCTTTCTTGCTGTCCCACCGGAACCCCGATGGGCAGCGGCGGGAAGCTTGAGTACGTGCTGGTGGTTTAGGAGCTTTTGGTTTGGGTGGCTCTCTTAGTGTTGTGTATTGCATAGTTAAAATTTAAGATCTGATCTATCTAGTTTTGCTATTACTGCCTGTCTATAAGCAGGGTCATTGTCATATCGAGGATCACTCATAGCTGCAACAAGTTGAGCCTGTGATTCATAAACATCTGTATTAGTTCTTGAAGGTTTACCTTGTAACATCCTTCCTTCATAACCAGCATCGTTCTGATACTGAGCTACTAAACCATTAACAGCTAACTGTATTGAATTTCTATCACCAGTATTTATTAGGTTATCAAATGAATTAATTGAATCTTGAGAAAGATTATCAGCTGCCCAACTCATAAGGTTTTTGTATTGCTGTTCTCCTCCTACTGATTTGTAGATGGAGTCAATGTCAGATTGATTGACATCAGAGTTCATTCCCATATCTTTTGCTCGTCCAGCTAAGTAAGCATCAACGGCTTCTTTAGCAATGCCAGCACTAGTTAATTGGTTGTGCATCTCTTCAGTTATCTGACCATTATTTTCATAGAAATGTTTAGCAATACTATAAGGATCAACATTCTTTTCTTTAAAT